CCGGATGCAAAGCGTCCCAGGCAGCGTCCCGAGCAGCGGCCCCAGGCAGCGTCCCAGCAGCGGCCCAGGCAGCGTCCCAGGCAACGGCCCCAGCAGCGTCCCCAGCAGCGGCCCCAGCAGCGGCCCCAGCAGCGGCCGCAGCAGCGTCCCCAGCAGCGTCCTGAGCAGCGGCCTGAGCAGCGGCCCAGGCAGCGTCCCGAGCAGCGGCCCCAGGCAGCGTCCCAGCAGCGGCCCAGGCAGCGTCCCAGGCAGCGTCCCAGGCAACGGCCCCAGCAGCGGCCGCGTCTAATCGCACAGTTTCCAATGTGGGCAGAATCGCAGGCGTCGTATCAGCGGCAAGGGCTGGCATCCCGGCGAACAGCTCGGCTTGCGCGATCAGTCCAGCGAAGCGCAGCCAAGTGGGGGTCTGAACTCGGACGAGCCAGTCGGCCGCCATCCACGCCAAATCAGACTCGACCTGCGGGTTGTCGGTTCGGGTGCCTACCACCTCCCAGAACAATGGTTTGATCAGGCGTTGACGGTCGGCGTCGTCGAGGCCGTCCTGCCATGTTCGCCCGACCGCTGCGATCACCGGCGAAACACAGTCAGGATGGTCGCTGAAGTCCTCGCCGTTGGCGAAGCTGATCGCTTCCATCCAACACATTCCATCGTCGGGGTCGGTGTGTTCGCCCTGGTCGAGGGTGAGGTTGTCTAGCCAGACATCGGGGTTATCGAGTGCGGTCATGTTTGGTCTCCTTCGGAATCGGCGTTCCACGTCATAACGGGCAGGTTGAAACATCGCCGGATCATTGCTCGCCCCGATCTTGGAGTTCGTCGATGGCCCATCGGATTGTTTGGGCGTTCTGGGCGGCGGCCTGGCGTGAGTGGTTCGGCATGTTCTTGGACACGGCCACGACCTCGAGCTTGCGGGCTATCTCGCCTAGCCGGTGCATCATCGTTTCTCGGCCGACGTAGCGCACGGCGAACGCTTGCGTACCGGCGGGGTCCTTGAACCTCATCGGTCGACCGTCAGCTGTAGCGGCCGGCGGGTGGCCAGCCATCGGACATCGACGAGACCGGCGACAGGGTCGGGGTCGGCATCAGAGAACGGGTCGCCAGGGTCGAGCAGGTACCACGCACGCTGCCCGCCGATCTCGGTCAGCTCGATCTGCTTGGTAGTTATCCACAGGTGCGCGATGCGCTGGTTGTACTCATCGACGCCGACGCCGAGCTCGGCCTGGAGTTGCTCGTTGGTGGTAGCGCCATACACGGCGAGGTGGCGCACGATCGGGTCGGCTCGTGGCCGTAGCTGTAGCTCGGCCTTGAGTGCTCCGATGATGAGCTCGGCCTCGGTCAGCTGGCGGCGGTACCGCTCGACGGTGACGTTTTGCGCTATCGGTTCCGGTATCGGTGGCCGTTGTGCTGGTTTGCGACGTCGTGCCGGCTCCAGTGGCGGGCTCTGGGTCCTTTGGGCGGGGTTTGGGTGCTCGGTGGCCGCTGGAGCGTCTGTGGCGCTCTGAGCGCTCCTCTTGGATGGTGAGCACCATGAGCCAGACAACGGCGATGGCAAAGATGATTCCGGCAATGAGGATGGGGTCCATGGATGGTGGTCTCTTTCTCTAGATGAGTGTTTGTTGGTGCCCGTGGGCGGTGACGGGCGACAGCCCGGCCGTTGGTTTGAGGTTGCGCCACACTTCGGCGTACCGCTCGGGCAACAGCTGAGCGTTGTCGGGGTCGAGGTCGATACCGGTGGCGTCACGCCCGTGGATGTCGGCTACGGCCAACGTGGTGCCGGTCCCGGCGAACGGGTCGAGGACGTGACCTGGCCTCCAGTTGTTGTGCCCGCAGTCGGACCAGCCGAGCGTGCGGGAAACGACCGCCATCCTTGGGCCGCCGTTGATGCCCCGATTGTTTCCTTCGGGTTCAGTAGCGTCTCTTCGTGTTGTTGCTCCTCCGCCGGAATGATCTGGCACATATGACCGATCGGTGATTCGTCGGCGTGGCTCTGAGCATTCCCGGCAGACCTCTGCGGGGCACATCGAGAGGATCAGGCGTTCAGCGAGTTTGGCGGGCCACATGGCGTAGTGGGCGAGCGAGCTCCCGGCCGAGTTGATCAGCCATGTGAGGTCGCCGTCGTATTCGTCGTGCCAGTGATCGACCGGCGGCGCACCACCAGGATGGACACCAAGGTTGCTGATGCCCTTGTCGCCCCGGTCGTTGTTAGGTCCTTTGAGTCCTTCGGTCGCTGTCCGAAGTCGCCAACCTGCAAATGGTTCGGTGCGTACGGCGTCGAGGTCGAACCACCGGCGACCCGACGGACACGCCACCGTGATATACGACGTCGCCGGGCGGACCTTGTCGCCGAGCGCACCCACTGGCGGGTTGTTGCGGGCCCAGACGATGACGTTACGGATCCGCCACGGTTCGAATACCGGCTTGATCGGGATGGCACGCGTTAACCAGTCGGCCGACGGGGCGCTGATCCCGAGCCGGGCCAGCCGACAGATCCACTCGACCCGCTCGGCCCCGATCGACGGGTCGACGAGGTTGCGTCCGTAGGCGAGCGACCAGGCGAACAGGGTCGGGACACCGGTCAACGACTTCGACAGGGGCCAACCGGGCCCGCTGGCGTTCGGCTTCTCCGCATTCGATGTCACGCCGCGCCCGTTCGGATATCTGCTATTGCCGTTGTCGTCTCCCCAGCCTGATTTGCCGCTGTAGGTGTCGCCCAGCTCCCAAGCCAACGAACCATGCGGCGCCAACACACGACGGCACTCGACCGCCAACGTCAGCAGGTTGTCGAGGAAATCGGCCGGTGTCGCCTCGGAACCCCATTGCCCGTCGACGTCGTTGTAGTTCCGGAGCGCGAGGAACGGCGGCGAGGTGGCGACCAGGTCGACCGAGTCGTCGGGCAGTGTGCGGATAGTGGTCAGGGCGTCGCCCGTCAAATATTCGATAGTCATTCGACGCGGAACCAGCGCAATCGGGCGGAGTCTCGGGCTCGGGCTCGACGCTTGAGCCGCTCGGCTCGCTGCTCGTCGGTGAACACGGTCAGGTCCTCGGTTGGCTGGTTCGGTTTGTCGGCGATCGACGACAGGAACCGTCGAGCGTCGGCGAGCGCTTGAGCATCGTTCGGGGTCATAGCTCGGCCTCCCTGGCCGCTCGGTTGGCTCGCTGTAGCGCTTCTCGTGCTGCGGCGAGATTGGTCTTGGCGACCTCGGGCTCGACCTGCTCAAGGTTCAGGTAGTCGAACGCTTCATCGCCAGCGATGTTGGCCATCGGGTTCGGCTCGTCGTGGTTGCCGTTGAGCTTGACCGGTGGCGTGCTCGTGACGGTGCCGAGCTCGGTTAGGCCCTTGAGCCATGCCCGACGTGGGTTGTCGGCGTCAGCGCATCGCTCAGCAAGGTCGAGAACTTGGTCATAGGTGGTCCCTCGGCTGAGCGCTCGGGCAACAGTTCGTATCTCACCCTGCGTGGTTTCTGGTTTCACGTAGCCCATGGCCTTGAGAGCGTCGATGGTGGTGAGCGCTGCTGGCTCGCTGGTTGTCCGATTCTCATCGTCGTCCAATTTTGACGCTGACCCTCTTTGGTAAATTGTGGACGACGGAGTGTTTTTTACGTCTCCGTCTCCGTCTCCGTCTCCGTCTCCGTCTCCGTCTGAGCACGTGCTAGCACTGTCCTTCACCTCAGGTGGAGCATGATGCTTGACCCCTGGAGTAGCACTAGGTGAAGCATGGGGTGGAGCATCGCCACCAGGGGAAACGCAAAGCGGGCAAGCATCGTGCGGATCCTTCGAGTGAATGCCGCGCTTGTGGTGAGCGATCAGCGCTCCGATTCGTTTCCGGTCTCGCCGTTGCTCTATCTGTGTTTGAGATTCGTTCCATCTCAGAAACGAACGCACGAGATAGGCGTCGGGGTCGTCGGTTTGCTCCCAAAGTCCCATTTTGACCAGTTCGGCGGCGCCCTCGAGCACATCGTCGGGCTCGAGGGCGCCCCACTGAACGCCGACCATCGCCCGTAGTGAGATGATCCCATCGTCTTGTGATGCCTTGGCCAGCGCTATCGATGTCACGAACAGCAACCGAGCCGGTGCGCCACAAGCGAGCCACGCACGGTCATGGATGATGCCGGCGGACAGTCGAGCCCATCCCGACTCCGGCGCTAGTTCGCTCATGACATCGCCCCGAGAGAGGGCCCGAGCGTGCTCTGTAGCGCTGTGGTTCCCGCCGCCAGCGCGGCTCCGCTCGGGCCCTCGATCTTCACGCCGTCACCTCGGCGAGTACGGCGCGGGCAAGGTCCTGGTCTTGCACGATGTCGGCCACCAGAGCGACGCCACCGGCGCCGAGCTTACTGGCAGCCCGGAGCAGGTCGCCGACCTTGGCCGCCTTGCGTAGCTCTTCCTCGGTGATGGATGGCTCGGGCTCGTCGTCGTCGACGATCTCGGCATCGGGCGGCTCATCGTCGAACTCGTCGTCGAACTCGGCTGGAACTTCGTGCGGGTGCTGGCCGTCGATGATGTCGAGCGGGTCGGCCTCGGGCTCGTCGTAGTCCTGTTCGGCGTCGATCATGCCGGCAGCGGTGCGCACGTAGCGCCGGTCGGCCTTGCGGCAGGCCTCAGCAAACAGCATGTCGTCGGGATGGAGGGCCCACGGTGTCGGCTTGCCGCTCTTGTACTTCAGGTTCCGGGGTCGATCGTCGAAACGGGCCGTGATGGGGTCGCCGATTCGTTTCGGTACGCCGCCGGAGTGGTTCCACACCTCGACGGTGCACAGCTCGGTTGTGGTCTCGGTGACCTTGAACTCGAAGCCACGAGCAACAGCCAGCTCGATCCGCATCTGCGTTTTCACCCACGGCTTGCCGTCGATGACGTCGATGTTCTGGACGGCGGTGAAGATGTCGACATCATGCTTGTCGCCCCACATCTTGGCCAGGAGCACAGCACCAGGCTTGCCACGGTAGGCGACCGGTATTAGGTCACCGGCCGAGGCGATGGCGTTGCACAGCTGGAGCACCTCCGGTAGCTGGCCGGACACGCCAGCGATGGCGTGCGGTACGGGCGCGCTCGGCTCGGTCCTGTTGCGCACGGTGATAGCTTCGCTCATGACGGCACCTGCCATGTATCGGTCAGCACCTTCAGTGCATCGAGCTGCCTAGGCGTTGGATCTGGTCGGTGCTGTGGCGCCGCTCCCATCACACCGTTGAGCGAGCACACCTGCAGCTGCCCGTCGGGTGTGATGGCAAGCGCTCGGTTGACGGGGGTAGTCAGCACAAGCAACGGGAGCCTTTCGCGAATGCGAACGTACGGCTCGCATGGTTCTAGTGTGAGTCGTTCTTCAGTCATCATTCCTCCATGTTCTTGATGGTCAGGCGACGGTCTCGGGTCGCGAGCCGGAAGTCGTCGTACTCGTCGGGCATCGTCGATTTCGCAAGGTCGCGGTTGAGCGTCTCGATGATCAGCTCAGGATGTTTCGGCCCGTAGACCTCGAGGAAATCGACCTCGGATTGCACGGTGAACTTGCGGACCGGTACGCCGCAGCGGACACGCCAGCGGCCATCGGACGTCAGCGCCTCGGTGGCCTCTCCCATGCGGTCTCGGATGACGGCCTCGGCGGTGACTCGCTCTTCCTTGGCCGCCTTCTCGGCCTGCTTCAATTCCTCGTATCGAGAGATCAGGTCGGCGAGGTCGTCGATGTCGGCGGTAGCGGTGGCGTCGGCCTCGGCGTTGGCGGCCTTCACGTATGGCAGAGCGTCGGCGCTCGTCGGCGGCGGCAGTCGGCCGGCATCGACATAGCCGAGCAACTCGTCGGCCAGGTCGACAAGATTGGCCTGCATCAGCTCGTCGGCGTAGACCCATCGGTACTTGACATCAGCCACGGCCTCGGCGGTCAGCGCTCCGGTCGGTTGGTCGAGCTCGCTATCGATAGTGGCGATGACGAGCAGCCAGCGCGGCAGACCGGTGACGTACATGCCCCACTGGCATTGCGTGATCCAGTAGTGCCACGGCCACGGCGCATGCGGGAACCTGGTCTTGATTTCCAGGCCGGCGAGTGCGTCATCCATCGTCGGCTCGGGCGTATCGAACAGGAAGCCGTCGGGTGTGCATCGATGCCGTGGCCGGTCGGCGTGCTGTAGCCACATCTGCTCGCCGCCGACGTAGAGGCCGGTGTGAGCGATGATGCCGTCGGCGATCGGACCTTCCCACCGCTTGCCTCGCTCGGCGTACTCGGCCGGTATCTCGTCGACGTCGACACCGATGCGCAAGGCGACGGCCTTGTATGCGCCGCCGTAGAGCCCGGAGTAAGCAGCGGCCACATCGGAGCCACCGATACCGTCGAGACGCCACTCGATCCAGTCGTCATGATTGGTGTCTGGCCGCTCGTCGGACTTCTCGAATTGGAGCGTCATGATGGCAGCGCCCAATTCAGCGCTCGGATGAGCAGCCCGACCGCTGCGATGAGCAGCGCGAGGAACAGCACGAGCGAAACGAAACAGCTAGCGGCAATCAGTAGCGACGGGATGATCGGTGGGTCGTCGATGTCCATGGCGGATGCTTTCGGTTGGCGGGATGGTGTGACGCGACCGCGCTCTCACGGCGAGGGTGGGGCAGCTAGAGAGCGCGGTCGCGATCGATTCGGTACGGGCCGAGCTCACTGGAGGATGTGACCCAGCCCGTACCGGGGAGCTCCGGCGCAGAGCTCCGATCTTGACTCATGGTGTGCGTTGTCGTGCGTCTGCGACGTCGTTGTCGTCGGCGAACCATCGCCAGAGCGTCTGGTCGAGTACGTCCTCGCCGGTGATGGTGGAGAGCTGGCGGGCCATCGTTCTCCATGATGCGCCTTCGGTGCGACGGTCGATGACCCATTGCTTCAGTGAGCCGTGGCCCTGCTCGGTCAGCACGTGGTCGAAATACTGATGCCGGTTGGTTTTGGTCGTGTCATCTTGCGGCATCTCCACGCCTTAGATTGTGACACATTGTGACACATTCCGTCAAGGGGTGTCGGTGGGAATCTCGGCAATGTCGGGCGGCGGGTTCGGGTTGACCGGTACGTCGACGCCAGCGGAGCGGAGCGTCGCAATCAACATCGCGGTGTAGAGCTCGGCCTGGGACTTCTGCGAGTTCACCAAGATGTGTACCTCGCGGACATCTCGCACGACTCGCTGGTGGCCGCGCCAGACAACGATCCTCATCGAAAACCTTGAGGTGATTACCCGCCCCTAGTTCTGCTGCCGTCCCGAGTTCACACGCACACCCGCACGCCCGGGACGGCAGCGGTTACGGTAGGTACGGTCACCCACTAAAAACCCTGTTCAAAGCAGGGAAGTAGACTCGTCGGGTGGGCGGAGACAGCAGCGACCGGATCAGCAGCCAGCCGGTCGGGTATTGGGTCGTCCGGCTCGTCATGGGTCTCGCCATCGCAGTGCTCGGCGGCGTCGAATTATTCGCTGAGACCGACGTGAGCGCCACCGTGTACCTGATTTTGGCGTCGATCGCTGGAGCGCCGGAGGTCGTCGCCGCACGCAGGAAGTGAACTATCCTGGCGGCATGGCCGTTCTAGATCGTGTGTTTGTTCGCGTGTACCGCATCGCTATTGGCCTGGCGTTGGTCAACCTTGCCGAGCTCGTCGGCGTCATCGGTCTCTCATCCGATCAGCTCGCCGCCGTCAATTTTGTTGGTGGCGCTGTTATCGCTGCGTTCACGAGCGGTCAGCAGATCGCCACTCGCGTCCAACAATCGAGAGCTGCTCACCCATCGAGCGCTCAGTGATCTCGTCGAAAGTCCTCGCACAAACCGCCGTCGCGGTAGCGGCCGGCGTAGCGTGCGTGGCCGCCGATCTGCAAGAGCAAGGGCTCGAGCTGCCCGGGTGGGTCGCCATCGCGCTCACGGCAGCATCGCCGATCGTCGGATACATCAAGGCCGAGAACCATCCAGCGCCGTCAGCGATAGCGGCGGCGTCTCGCTAGTTAGCGGGGTGAGGTTGAAAAGCCCCAGGGTTCGGAGTGGTCCTGTTGATGGTGCGCTGTGAGATGTCCTCGGCGATGTAGAAGTCGATGTCGGTGATGCTCGCACCGGCCCCGATGAGCGCCGAGGTGAGCGCCAGGTCGAACGCTGAGCCGTTGCCGTAGGTGAGCCACTCGGCGTCGCCAGCGGCCCCGATGGCCGGCACCGTGGCGATGAAGTCGGCCGCCGCGGCGTCTACCTCGCCGGTGGCCGGTGACGCCTGGTCGACGATGTTGTTTCTCAGGTCAAACGTGATAGTCCCAGGGAAGGCACCAACAAACGGGCTCCCATAGCCGGCGTTCTCGAATGAGTCATCGCCCCAGAACGTATTGTTGATGACCCACGTCGGGTCGTTGCGGAACTCGGCCAGGGCCTCGGTGTCGTTGGCGCCGAGCTCGTTACGGGCCCGCCACATCGGGTGCGTGCCGGTCTCGGGTTTGGCCCACATCACATTGTTGGCGATGCGGATTCCCGAGAGGCCGATGTAGCCCATGATGTTCGTCGAGGTGCCTTCGGTGTTGGTGATGTTGTTGTCGTAGACCCGGTTGCCTTCGACCCACACCTCGGGGTCGATGTCGAACGCTGTCCCGTCTCGGGTGTCGAGGTCGGCACTGACATAGAGAATCGACATCGGCGCGCCGCTCGAAGCGTGACCGATATAGAACTCGTTGTCGGTGATGTAGATACGGCGGCAACCTGGTTTGACGTCGAGAGCGTCCGATGTCCAGTCGGTGGCCCTGTTGCCTCGCACCCAGACGTCGGCGGCGTAAGAGACCCAGCCAGGCGCCGAGCCGCGGCCAAGGTAGATGCCTTCACCCGGAGCGACACCGGTGCGTAAGCCAACGCCGTCGATGGTGTTCTCTTCGACGACGGCGAACTCGCTGTATCCCCACTCGTTGCCCGAGCCCGCCGGTGGCGTACCGCCCGATGTGGTGATGAGCTGGAACCATCCCTGGAGCGTGATGCCGGCGTCGCCGATGTTGTCGACCGTGCAGTAGGCGATATAGGCGGGGAAGCCAGCCGTACCGCCCCAGTTGAGCGTGCGGATACCGAACTGCCCATCGCGGACGTTGAAGCCGACCGCCCAGACATGGCGGCAGTTCGTGAGGTCGAGCACGCCGACATTGCTGCTCGTGTCATTGTCGTCGACGAACACACCGTCGGCGCACGTCACGATGATCGGCAAGCCAGCTTCGCCGCCATCGGGTGACGCCGTCAGGTTGGAACCAGACAGGCCGTAGAGGTCGCCTCGGGCGGTGATGGCGCCACCAGGGTCGAAGCCCGTCGTTACTCTGACCAGGTCGCCAGGTAAAGCGTTACCCATCGCCGTGGTCCACGTGGCGGCCGAGGTGACGTTACGGGTCGCGCCACCGGTCGAGGCGACCCAATCATCGAGGATGTCATCGAGGTCGGCCCGCACAATCGGATAGGTGCCGGTGTAGCCGAGCGCGTCGAGCACGTGAGCCGGTGCGCCCGAGGTGGCGAGCGTGTCCTGTCGGCGGAACGACACCGAGTGCGCCTCTGGTGGATCGACCACACCGCCGCCGGTAGCCCACGGCGAGTACGGCGTGGTGAGCGCATCAATGGTGTGGGTGTAGTTCCCGATCTGCTCGCGGGTCCCTTGGATGATCTGGTCGATGTCGGCCGTGCCGAGCGCGACCGTGAGATTGTTGGCCACTCGGATGCGGTCGCCGAGCGATGAATCGAGAATCGCCGAGGTGAGCGCCACATCGCCGACGAGCTCGGGTGTATGAAGGGCGAGCGTGAGCTTGGACACTCGCGGCTCATCCACCGTGGACAGCGCCAGTCTGGTCTCAGCCAAGTCCTTGAGTCGGGTGTCCTGGCCGTTCACGTCGAAGGTGTCGTCGTAGCGGCCGGCGCCGACCGGTGGCTCGGAGACACTCAACGCCGAACCGTCGTCGAGCACAGCGCGAGCGGTACTCCCGCTCTTGTTCTTCACCTGGACATCGTTGGCGAAATCGGAGTCATCGCGGTCGAGCTGTGGTGGTGCCGCCACCTCGCCGGCGGAGTAGTCGAGGTCGATGATGATCGGCTGATTCGTCATCGACGTACGGGTGCGGTACCCGACCGCCACCGATTCTCGGGACTCGTGCAAGATGCCGAGGTCGGTGGCTGCGCATTCGTCGAGCAGGTCCATCAGGGTCCCGGCCCGCTGTGGGCCCATCTGCTCGGTGTCGGATGGATTGCCCTCGATGCGATGGGCGATGCCTTCCTCCTCGAGCAGTCGGACGATACGGTCGCCGGCCTTCTCGCCGTCATAGGCGTTCAGCTCGGTGGCCAACTCGGTGCTCGGCGTCTCGGTGCCCTGCAACGTGAAGTGACCGAACGCCCAATCGCCGACGTTGAACTGTGGGTTGATGTCGATGAACGTGACTCGTCCAGCGCTGCCCGCTACCGCTGATGTGATATCGAAACCACCGGCGATCGGCTGGTCTTGTTCCTGGCCGGTCAAGAGCAGGTTGACACTGGAGCCGTTCTGTTGGACTGACAGTGTCATACGGAATCCGCGCCCGGTGGCGTTAAAGCTGGTCCATGTGCCCGTGTAGACGTTGGTCAAGCCGCGGGACGCCACAATGCGCAGCTGCCCGCCGGCGTCGTCCCGAAACTGGACGAACCAGTCAATATCTGTGGTGCCGATGCTCAAATAGGTGAGAGCAGCACCAGCGGTGAAAGTGTCGGGGATGTGCTGCAACCAGCGGAGCTGCCACTCGCCGCTAGCGGTGTAGGAGTCGACGTTGCAGTACATGTGCGAGTCGCCGAGGGTCGGCAGTGGAGCCGACGCAAGGAAGACATTGTTCGATGCGGCGTTCGGTGCCGGAACATGCGTTGGGTCTTCAAGGATGAACGAGGCCGTACCGATGGCTGCGCCAAAGGCCGACACGTTCGGGCCCTCTTCCTCACACGGCCAGTACTGAATCACGTCGGTGGCTGAGCTGACAATCGCTCGACGAATCGCCGAATCAAGGCGCCGCTTGCCTTGACGCAACCGCCGGAAGAGTCCGGTCGCCTCTACCGGCGCGGTGACGTCGACGCCTTGGACTTCCCAGCGCACCGGCAACGATGCGAGCTCGCCGTGGAACCTCCATAGCATGTTAGTGATTCGCCCACCAGTGCCGATGGTCCATGTTCGCCCGGCAGCATCGGCGAACGATGTGGCGCCGACGGCCTGGGCGTTGAAGCGAGGGTTTGCTATGACGGTGTCGATTTCGTTGCGCAGGTCGAAGGCGAATATCTTGCCGGGGAAGGGTGCGTGGTTGGCGTCGCCAGGGTTCCCGCCGATCCGTAGCGGCGCATCGTTGGTCCCGATCGATGTGGTCCCGGCCGTGGTGACCGTCGAGCCGAGCTGCGTCCACGTGCCGTCGATGACGGTCGACGTATACCACGTCAGGTCGTGGCCCGAGGCGCCGTTGTCGACATCGAGATCAACACGTAGCGCTCGGTGCTCGTGCAGGAAGTCGAGCGGCAGGTCGGTGCCGGTGGCCTCGGTCGTGACGTTGTGGGCCACACCGCTCGAATCCCACCACGAGAAATTGCTGACCAGCGCGCCGTCGTTGGCGGTGTAGAGCTCCCACTCGAAGCCGTCGGCCCCGCTCGTCTTGTGGGCCAGGCGGATCCGTTCGCCGGTGCCGTCGGCGGCCAAGCGGTTCGGGTCCTCGGCCGGCTCGAGCTCTACCCGCAGGTCGATGTCGCCCGAGACGTCGAGCACACCGTCGGAGCTGGCATCCTCGATGGCCCGGAACACGAGCGTCACGCCCTGCCAATTCTCGGCGCCGGTCAGGGTGAAAACGGCAGGGTCCAACGTGGCGAGCGAGGTCGTGTGATGAGCCGACCCGATCTGAACCAGCGATGCCACGTTGCCGTCAGCCACCGAGGTGAACGACGTCGGATAGGCCGACACGGTCTCACCGGCCGACCCGTAGAACGCGAAGGCATACCACCTGTGCTCATCCGCGCCCCATGACGTGGTGAGCGATGGTGGATTCGGTGAAGCGCTGGACGTTGAGGTCAAGTCATAGGCGATGTCCCAGGCGATGCCTTCGCCACCGGCCCGAGAGCCGCCGACACGGATCACCTGAGCCGACGAGCGCACGGCGTTGGTCGTGGTGAAGGTCACGGTTGCACCGGCCAGCGCGGCGGCGGCGGTCGTATCGAGCACGGGTGAGATGTAGATGGCCCAGCCGTTCCACGGCGTGTAGAGGTTCTCGGCGGCGGCGAGTGTCCACGTGGCGAGCTCGGTGGGCGCGGTGTAGTTCTGGTGGCCGAACGTGACGGCGCAGACGAGGCGGTTACCGGCGGCCACCGTGGCCGGCATGTCGACATCGTGACTCGTGGTGTAGGCGGTCTCGGCCGATTCGGTGACGTCGATGTGGGTTGGCGCGGTCGGTGCCCCGCCACCGGTACCGGCAATGTCGGGCGTCGATGCCACGTCGGCCGAGACCGCCGTCGGGGCTAGGTGGACCTCGCCGCGCCCAATGCCGACCCGGCACGGGATGTTCCGTCGGTAATTGCCGGCGTAGGCGCCCGCGCCGTAGTCGGGCGACCAGCGGCCATCGCGGTTATCCAGCGTGAAGCTGGCCCGACCCGGATCGACCTGAGCGGCCCAATCCGAGCGGCCATGGTTCAAGGTGACCGCATCAGACAATCGGACGCCGTCGCCGGTCGCCACCGCATCAACCCATGCGCCATTGATGAACAGACCGACCTCGAGGTCGATCGGGTCGGTTGGCCACGCCATCAGGCGACCGCCCCGCGCCCGAGCACAACCTCAACGGTTGAGCCGCGGTTCCGTATGCCCTTGCGCATGATGTCGATCAGCAGGTCTTCCAGCGGTGTGCCGCCGGACTTGAACTCGATGGTGACCGTGCCCGGGCCACCGAATCCACCGCCAGCACCGCGCCCGTTGCGGCCGAGCGGTACAACGGCCTCGGGCCCAGCCTCGCCGATGAGCGCAAACGTCGGCTTCTTGACGATTCCACCCTTGGCCAGCCGGGGAATGGTGAACGAGATCCCGCCAAATCCGAGGAAGCCAGGAATCGAGAACCCTTTACCACCAACGGTCGAGTTCCAGATCCGTTTGACGGCGTTGAAGGCCGAGCGGATAGGCGCGGTGATGGCCCGACCGACGGCGTTCATGATCCGGGTGACCGAGCTCTTGAGCGTGTTGATGACCCGGACGATGGTGTCCTTACCGGTCCGCACGATCGAGGTCAGGCGATTCCAGACGTTGGTGACGTTCGTCTTGATGGCGTTCCACGTGGCCGTGGTGATGGCCTTGATGACGGTCCATGCCATCGAGATGATTGCTCTGATCTGCGCGATCTGCGCTTGGATGCGGGCCTTGATGGCGTTGATGACGGCCGATATGGCGGCCTTGATGGCATTCCACACCGTCGAGCTGATCCGCTTGACGAACTCCCAGCCGGCCTGGATGACGGCCTTGATGGTGTCCCAGTTCCGAATGATCAGATAGACGAGCCCGATAACGGCAGCAATCACAATGGCTATCGGCCCGATGGCGATCAGCCAGGCCAGCGCCACCTTGGCGGCGTGCAGGAGCGATTGCACACCGAGGATGGCCCAGGCCACAATCTGGCGGGCCACCGAGGCGATGACCGAGGCCGTGGCCCTGGCGGCCGAGGCGATCCACACCGCCGCCGATTTCGCCGCTGTGATGGCGTTCGATACCGCCATGCGGGCGTTGTTGGCAATCCAGGTGGCCGCCGTCTTGGCGTGCTCAACACCGGCCTTCACGATCGGCACCACGAGGTTCTCGACGCCGGATGCCAGGTCGCCGATGCCGGCACCGAGGGTGAACAGCCCGCCGGCGATGTCGCCAGACATGAGCTGCGACCAGCCGCCCATCGTGTCTTGGACGCCGGTGATGGTGTCGCGGAATCCCATCGCTCGGGTATCGAGGTCGCCGGCCCGGTCGCCGACCGTATCGAACGAATCGGCCGCCGAGCGGCTCATCTCCCGCGATGCGCTGCTGACCTCATCGGCCATCTCGTCGGCGGAGTCGCCGACGCGGGAGAACGTCTTTTCGAGCTGGTCGGCGTCGCCGGCGAAGGTGAGCGTGACCTTCGATTTACTGGCCATCAGCTCTCCACATCGATTCCGGCCTGGCGTGCGACGTCGACAAGCTCCTTGGTCATGATCTCCAGGAACTCGCCGCTATCTCGGGCTTGGAAGTAGGCGCGGTAGATGTAGCGGCCCTTCGGCTTGTATGCCCGCTTGACCGAGCCACGGCGCCCGACCTTGCCGCCGAAATCGAGCCACGGATAGTACTGGGCCCGACCGCCGCCGCCCGACACTCGGGACTTCGTGCGAGTAGATGCGGCCTTTACCGACTTGCGTGCTCGGCCGCCATGGGGCCCTGTCGGTACCCGAGGCCGTGCATCGTCGACCACCAGGTTCGCGGCGGCGTTGTTGGCCAGGCGGACCAGCTTCGGCAGATCGGAGTCGATGCGCTTGAGGTCGCGGGTGAACTCCTTGAGGCCTTCGATCTTGATAGCTTCGGTCATCGCTTGGCCTTCTTCATCTCGAGCTCTTCACGCTGTTGCTTGAGCGCGTAGTAGGCGTTCCACTGGACCCATTCCTGATTGCTCATCCGCCGCCGCATCTCGCCAACCGTCATGCCGAGCTCGGTCGCTAGGAAGAAATCGAACTCGTCACTCGGACTCGTCAAGAAAGGTGGCCATCGCCTCTTTGCGTGCTCCCTCCCACGTGCCTGATTTCTTGGAGATCATGTCGGTGATGGTCTGCATGATGCCGGCCCGCTTCCGGGTGAGGAGCTTGGCCTCATCAAAGGTCAGCTTCGGATTCACCATGCCGAGCACGATCATCTGAATCTCGGCGTCGAGCGCCGTTTTCTTCTTGGCGATCAGGTGCGACTCGTCGCGAGTCAGCCCACGAACGGTGACGGTACCGATGCCCTCGATCTCAATGTCGACGGTGTCGGCTTCGAGGTCATCAGGTGCCAGTAGCGCGGCCTTGAGGTCATCGACGACCGGCTCGCCGCCGTTGGTCTCGGCCCGCGCCTTGGTCCCCTGCTTGGTCATACCTGGTCGGTCTGGTCGACATCGCCGGAGATTTGGAGCTCGGCCGACCATGCGACCATGTCGTCGACCGGTGAGCTCTCTTCATAGCTCGTGACGATGGCCGAGAATGAATCCTGAGCGAGCCCGGAGCCGGCGCCTTCGGGTTGGCGTAGCACGGTGACCGCTGCGCCGCCGAGCAACGGGGCCAGCACGAGCCGTGGCGTCGATGCCGCGGCGTCGTCGTAGAAGCCTTCCATGCTGAACGTGCCGTCGGTGAGACCGCTGGCGTAGCGCTTGCCGTCGAGGCCGTACACCGTGGTCTCGTGGCTGTCGGCCGAGCGGGGGAACTCGCTCGACTTGGTGAAGCTGGACAGGTCGACGGCGTTGACCGTGACGACCGTGTTTTTGCCGTGGACTAGGGCCATTCTGATTGCTCCTTAGGTGGCGCCTTGGCCGATGACGTCGACCTCGAATAGTGCAGCTATGTGGGCGATGTCACCATAGGTGGTCTCGTCGACCTCGCCCGCGGTGACCGTGGCCGAATCGTAGCTAGTGGCCTCGGTGTAGTCATCGATCGCAGCCTTGACGCTGTAGGTGCCGGAGCCGGCCAGATACTTGCCGACCGCGGCGTAGGATGCCCGGTCGTTCGCTCGGCCGACCACGATGGCGACAGGGAACGTCCACCGGTCCTTGCCGCGGCCATAGGTGGCATCGAAGTTGACATCGGGGTATCCGAGGATGGCGGCCGGTGCCGGCACCATGTCGGCATCGAACGGCAGCACACGAAGCCCAGGGATGGCGCCAAGGGCCCGCCCGAGGTCGGTGGCGACCGATGCCAGGTTCATAGCCTCGGCCAGTCCCGCCGGTACTTCTTCAGGATGACGGCGACGTCAGGGTCGACCATCGCCAGTAGGCGCAGCTCCGAGCCGATGTCGGGTGAGCCGGCGACACCGAAGGGCGCATGACGTCGGTTGAACAGTCGAGACGCCTGCAATAGACATGCTTGCTTGATGGCGACCGGCACCGACGTCCATCCATAGGTGGCGTCTATGGCGACGGTGCCGGGCCCGGTGCCCTTGGTCGGGCTCGTCACGGCGTCGAGGTGCATGCTGGTCCAGGGTCGGCCCTCGGCCGCGGCGTTGGTCGGCAACAGGGAGTAATCGCTTGCCGCCACCGCGCTCCCGTCAACGGTGACGACAAGGCCTGTGGCGGTCATGATGTCATCGATCTTGACCACGTAGCGGCCATGGAGTCGGGACCAGCGGTCGACCTCGAATGTGCGCTCTTCGACTGAGTCCGTCTTCCCGAATTGTCGGGAGGTCTCGTGGTCGATGGCTCGACTGGCGGCCTCCAGGGCGACACCGAGCTCCAGGTCGTCGTCGGTGTCGGTGATGCGCAAGTACGCCGCCAGCTCAGGCGTCGACGCATATGTGGGTGCCCATGCCATCGCTTACCTGGTTTCCGTTTCGAGGGGTGAAGTCCTGCCCGGCTTGCACCATCCATCAGCCGAGCAGAACTCCACGATCAGTCGCCGGTCCGCTTGGCGGCACGCTTGGTGGCCTTCTTGACCGGCTCGGCCGGTGGCGGTGATGCGACCTCGCCCGGCACGGTGGCCGTGGTCCGCACCACGTCGGTGAACATACCGGGATAGCGCTTGACGATCGGGTCGTCGGCATCGAACTCGCGGCCCTGGCCGTACATCATGCCGCCGGTCGTGAACGACGTCGTGCAAGTGACTATCTCGCCCATGGTTGTTCCTTTCGGTTGGATGGTGGGCCATCGCGGCGGGGTCCCCCTGACTGGTGAGGATCCCGCCGCGACGAGCCATTACTACAGCGTGGTCGGAATCGAGAGCACGCGGAATGCGTTGTCGTCCACCGATTCGGCGCCGGTCCGCATCCAGGCGTAGAGCCCGCGCTGGCCGGAGGGGAGGTTGGTGGTCGTGCTGAACAAATGCGGAATCAACTCGACGTTCATACCGATCCGGTCGACGATGACGTAGCGGCTCCAGTTCCCGAGGAACAGGATGAAATTGTCCTCGGTGGCGCCGGCGTCGATGTCGGGCGAGTCGTCGAGGTTCGAGACCTCGACCCACGGATACCCGAGCAGGGTCTCCGGTGCGCCCGGTGCCAGCGACGTCCAGAAGTTGCCGCCGCCGCCGGTGTCGAACTGGCGAATCGCGTTCGCCGTGCCGATGTTCATGGCCCACGTCGGCCCCGCCTGGCGATGCCGTGGCGGAAGCTGACGCATCAGGTTGTAGACATCGGCCGCAGCGAATACCTCGGCGGTCGCTGGTGCGATCTCCGAGGCCGTGCCGTCGAGCTCGACCTCGATACCGGTCGGCTGACCCGAGCCGGTGCCCTTGGCGTGCGCCAGGGCCTCGGCGTTGTCTCGGCCTTCCATCATGGCGGTCCGCAGATCGGAGTCGATGTCGGCCCAATCGGCGCCGACCTCGACACTGAACGGCACGAATCCGGCCAGCTTGTAGACCGGAATCGACGGTTGCGCCAACGTGATTGCATCGTCGCTCACCTCGGCCGCCTCAGCGTCCCAGCTGAACGAGACCGCCGTACCGGTGACACCGTTCCATGAGTCGCTCGTGGTTTGCACCACTCGGGCGATCTGGCGGATCGGGTTGAAGCTCAGGCCATCGATACCGATGATCGTCGGGTCGAGGGTGAACGGCACCGCGAAACCACCAGCGGCATCGGTCAGGGACTGAGCACGAGCGACCATCATGCGCTCGTTGTCGGTCCACTGGTTGGATGCGCCCTGCATCAACTTCGTGAAGGCGTTTCGATACGTGACCGAGCCGGTCGCGAGGTAGCGCTTGGCAACCGACATCTTGTCACCAGACACGCGGGACAGAGTCCGCATCGCCTGGTCCTTGACATCGTCGGGCGTGACCTCATCGCGCTCGAGGCCGGTCCGTACTCGGCCCCGAAGGTTCGGCAGATCGGCGTCCATCCCAATGGTCGCGATGTCATAGGGGTCGCGGTTTTGGTTGATGTAGAACGGCGAATCGCCGCCTCGGGTGACGTTGCTGTCGTCGCCAGGCTCAAACGAGTTCGATCGGGCGATGACCGAGCGGCGGCGCTGCGTGGTCTTGATCTGGTCCTCGACCTTGGCGATCTCGGCCTCGAGCTCATCGAAGCGGGCCTGGGATTCGGCCGGCATCGACCATTCCTCGGGCTCGTCGAAATCGTCGGGCGGGGTCGTCAAGGCCTCGAGCTGGCTGTACAGCGACCGCCAGTGAGTCTCTAGCTCTTTGATATCCATCTTTCGTAAAAGTCCTTGTGTGTCTGGAGTTCGGGCACGCCGGACATCACCGAGGCGACCTCATGGTCGGGGTCGGTGTCAGTGGCGGGCGACTCTGGCGTCGAGTCGGTGCCTGGCCCACAAGGTCGACCGCGCCCTGCGCGATCAAGCGAGACACCGCCGAGCAGGGCCTCAGCGAGGCGGTGTCTGTCGTCATGGTCGGTCAGGTCGAACGATCGGAGATCGACGCTGGTACCGGCGTAAGCGGGGAAAATCACGGGCCCGAGCTCGATCAGCTCGGCCTCGGTGACCGAACGCAGCTCGACGTCGCCGTCGCGTTCCTCGATCGTGGTGGCCAACGGGCGGAACCGAATCGACATGCCGTCGATGGCCTTGGACGCGATGGCTTCACGCAATGGGGCGAACAGCTCGGCGTCGAACATTCGGGCCTCAACCTCGAGCCCGCGGGATGTCTCGGTGAGCTTGCGGAAGTCGCCGACCGGCAACGAACCGAAAAGCGGGTGCGTGCCGTGGTCGAACTGGAGTTTCGGTGTCCGCTGGCCGAGCGACCGACGAAACGCACCCCGTAGGAACTGCTCGTCGAAAGTGCCCTCATAGGCGTTGTCGATGCGGGTCGGCTCGTTGAACGGGACCGCCAGGCCGACGAGAGTCTTGCCGTCGGAATCGCTCGGCTCGAAGCGAACATGACGCGTAGCAACCTGGCTCATGTCACCCACCCTAGAGCGATTCCCATTCCCATTGCTGCAAGACTAGTCCGCAGAGCGACAACGAGGAGATGGCGAGTGGAGCGACGACGTAGGCCGAGACGGCGGGCCCGAGGTCTCGTCGCCGATCCGACGACAACGCTCGACCTCGCCGGATATGAGCCAGCGCTCGAGCTCGACAAGCGCGGCCAAGAGCTGTGGGACCAATTCGCCGACGAACCGCCGTTCTGGTGGGATGGCGCCGACGTGCCGATGGTCGCGGTGCTATGCGCCACACTCGACGCCGTTGGCGCAGCGCTCAAGTCCAACGACGTCAGCCCAGCCGGTAAAGCGGCCATCGTGAAGGAATGGCGGACTCTAGCCGATCAGCTCGGCCTCTCGCCCACCTCACGAGGCCGGTTGAAGATGACCGAAGCGCAGGGCGCGGTAGCGGCCAAGAAGGTCGAATCGATGGGCGCCAAGCGAGCACAAGCGATAGATATCGACGAGCTCGACGACGATGGTTAGTCGCCCGCGCTGGTCGTCGCCGGTCACCAAGGCAGAGATGGCGGCCGGTGACGGCGCAGACGTCATCGAGTTCATTCAAACCCATTGCCGCATCGACAAGGACTCGGTCGGCGGCAACCGTGGCGAGCTGATCCGACTACGCGATTGGCAACAGCTCCAGGTCTACCGCCTGCTGGCCCGGCGCGAGGATGGCCGACGCAAGCATCGGGTCGCCCTGCTCGGCCTGCCACGCAAAAACGGCAAGTCAGGGCTCGGCTCTGGCCTCTGTCTCGCCGAGGCCGACCAGGGCCCGCACGGCGGCGAGGTCTACTGCTGCGCCGGCGACCGAGAACAAGCACGCATCGTGTACGGCACAGCGCGCCAGATGGTCGAGATGGACCCGGAGCTTGCAGCGCGGGTGAAGGTCTACAAGAACGAGCTGATATGGCCCGAGACCGAGACACGCTTCAAGGTCCTATCGGCCGAGGCCTACAGCAAGGAAGGCCTGAATCCGACGTTCGTTCTGTTCGATGAGGTCCACGTCCAGCCAAACGATGAGCTGTGGGACGTCATGGAACAGGCGATGGGGGCCAGGGTCGAGCCGATCATGCTCGGCATCACAACGGCCGGCGACCCGACGGACTCACTCGGCAACGACTCGCTGTGCAACCGCCTCTACCAACACGGCCAGAAGGTCGCCACCGGCGAGATAGACGACCCGACGTTCTATTTCGCGTGGTGGGAGCCGAGCGCCGGCGGCCGAGCCGACTGGCGAGACCCAGAGGTGTGGTATGAATCCAACCCTGGCCTCGGAGACTTGATTTCCATCGAGGACTTTCAAGCCAAAGTGATCAGAGGTCCCGAGGCCGTCGTAAAGACGAAGCGGCTCAACATGTGGGTTGCCGGCCGTCTCACCGCTGTACCCGATGGCCGGTGGGAGTCGCGCCAGGTCGACCGCCCGAAAGGTGATCGGTTCGTCGAAGTCGGCAACGGAACCAAGATTCCGGCCGACTGGCTCGACGACTGCGCGCTCTTCCTCGATGGCTCGTGGTCTGGTGACTCGACTGGAATCGTCGGATGCACCCGCGACGGATTCGAGTTCGTCATCGCTCACCACGAGAAAGGCGAGAACGACGGCCCCGACTGGCGGGTGCCGGTCAACTCGGTCAAAGCCGACGCCAGGACGGCAATGGACCATGGAGCGCGGGGTCTCCTGCTCGATCCCCACGGGTGGATGGCGGTGGCCACCGACCTCCAGGATGAGGGCTACCCGGTCGTCGAGTGGCCGACGAACGCGCTGGCCCGAATCGTTCCGGCATGGAAGGACTGGTATGCCGCGATACTGGACGGAGAGCTCACCCACGACGGCAACCCAGCCCTAGCGCGGCACGTCGCCAATGTGGTCCTTAAGATCGATGCGCGTGGAGCACGTCCAGTGAAGACAACCAAGACCAGCCGCCGACACATCGACCTCGCCATCTGCGCGATAGGGGCCTATGTGAACCGCGACCTCGACTTCGGCAAACAGGAACGGCCCCGGGCCCAGCTGTGGAGCTCCTACGCATGACGTTCGTCCGTCGTTACTTCGACTTACTGGTCGGCATGCTCGGCGGCGTCGGCATGGTGGCCGCTATCGCCATTCTCTTCGGTTGGGTCATCGCTCTACTACTCGGCTCGCTTGCCCTGCTCGCTCTATCACTGGTGGTGCCCTCGTGGGACTGATCAACCGATTCCGACCGACCGAGCCCGAGAGCACCAAACGGTTCAACCTTGAAGCACTCCTGAACCAGGTGAACTACCTCGGCCACAACTACCCGCTCGGTCTCCAGCAAACCATGCTCGGCGGCGACACCGAGGGACCCGACACGAGCTTCCGGTCGATGGTCGAGGGTGCCTACCGCAGCGGTGGCCCGGTGTTCTCCTGCATCCTCGCTCGGGCGATGCTCTTCTCAGAGGCTCGGTTCCAGTGGCAGGAACTCAGAGACGGTCGGCCCGGCAAGTTGTTCGGCACGCCAGACCTGGCGGTGCTCGAACAGCCATGGCCGACCGGCACCACTCGGGAGATGCTGTGGCGAGCAGAGCAAGACGTCAGCCTCTCCGGCAATTTCTACCTGCGGAAGTTCCGCGACCGCTTGTGGCGGCTCCGGCCCGACTACATGCACATCGTGCTAGGCAGCCAGACCGACGCCAAGGAGCCAGCAGCCGCCATCGACGCCGAGGTGATCGGCTACCTCTGGGGCGAGCCGGGCTCGAATAACAAAGAAGTCCTCATGCCCGAGGAGGTCGTTCACTGGTCGCCGATACCCGACCCGATGGCGTCCTATCGCGGGATGAGCTGGATCACGCCAGTAGCTCGAGAGGTCGGCGCCGACCGTGGAGCGACCACGCACAAGGGCCGATTCTTCGAGAACGCGGCGACACCGAACCTCGTGGTGATGCCCGACGCCACCGTCAGCTATGACGAGTTCAAGCCGTGGAAGGAAGAGTTCCAAGACCAGCATGAGGGCGCGTGGAACGCCTACAAGACGTTGTTCCTCGGTGGCGGCTCGACCATTCAATCGGTCGGCCTCGATTTCAAGGCCATGGATTTCAAGGGCGTCCAGGGCTCCGGCGAAACACGCATCGCGGCGGCGGCCAACGTGCCACCGATCATCGCCGGATTCAGCGAGGGCCTGAGCAGCGCCACCTATTCAAACTATGGCCAGGCTCGACGCAAGTTCGGCGACCACTTCGCCCGACCACAGTGGGGAAGCTTCGCCGCCGCCGTGGCCAAGATCGTGCCGCCACCTCGGTCGGGTGTCTCACGCTTGTGGTATGACGACAGAGACATCGCGTTCCTACGTGAGGACCAGGGCGACGAGGCCGACATCCGCCAGAAGGATGCAGCGACGGTGCGAACGCTCGTCGAGGCCGGTTTCGAGCCCGACGCCGCCGTGTCGTTCGTCCAGTCGGGCAACCTGGTTGCGCTCGAAGGCAACCACAGCGGCAACGTCTCTGTACAACTACAACCGGCCGACGGCAGTGGGAACAGCGCGGGTGGGACGTTCGACGTGAACCAAGACGACGAAGGCGCCGCAACCCCCAACTAGGAGAGTTACGGCGCCATCCGTGCCGGGCTTGCCGTGCCTGGCCACGCCGAGCGTTGCCCTGCCTAGCCCTGCCTGGTCACGCCCATCCGCGCCATGCCGTTGCTGGCTTGCCATGCCATGCCCCGCCACGCCCAGCCCAGCCGAGCCGGACCGAGCCCAGCCCCGCCATTGCTGCCAGGCCTTGCCTGGCCGCGCCTCGCCGTGCCAGGCCTTGCCAGGCCCGGCCCCGCCGAGCCAAGCCATTGCTGCCATGCCTTGCCCAGCCCCGCCTTGCCAGGCCCAGCCAGGCCTTGCCGCGCCCAGCCGAGCCGTGCCCATCCGTTGCTGCCATGCCGAGCGTTGCCCTGCCTAGCCACAGCCAGCCGCGCCTTGCCGTTGCTGGCTTGCCATTCTCAGCCGTCGAGCGCTCGACTGAGGAACTCGACCAAGGTCTCATCGCCAAGCCGACGATGTTTCAGCACGAACGTACGGGCATCGCGCATCGCCGCTTCTTCGAGTTGGCCACGGTGATCGGCTACCGCTAGGTCCCCGTCCATCCATCGGCCCTCGGATGCAACACGCGTGAACTTGCGAACTGTGACGGTTCGCTCGCTCGACTCGATCGTTACCCGGTATCGGACAATGAGCCGCCCGGCTTGGGCTAGCCGGTGCTGGTGAGCCGCCGCCGAGTCATCCCACTCGAAATCTGAGTGACACGGATGGTCTGGGTCGGATGCCATGTCGAGCAGAGTCTCCTGGTCAAGTTTCCCGGCGGCCTCCAGCTCGACGAGCGCAGCCAGCTTCTCTGCAGATGACGCGCTCATTCGACTACCTCGAAGGTTCCATAGGTGCCGGTCGCCGACTTGGGCGCTGTGGGGCGCCACTCGCCGACTCCCCCAACGCCAGCCGCATCCACGAGAGCGAACATCGAGCCGGTATCCACCTGTCCTTCGATCGTGCGAACCTGCAAGACAGCCGACCAGCCGTTGTACTGAGCCCGGTACCGGAGATCGGCAACGCCGGATGCGTTGCGGGGTGTGTCTTCCCGCATGATCACGTCATCGAATTCGAGCTTGACCAGTTCGTCGCCTCGATCATCGACGCCGTCACCCTTGACCAGAACCGTTTGCTTCAGACTGACCTGAGTGATGCCGTCGAAGAGTCGGCCGGCGTGAACAATCGCGGCCTTGAATGCCGTCGCGGGGAAGCCGTCGGCGCCATCCTTGAGCAGGTACTTGCTGGCTTCGTAGTTGGCGACAGGGTCCTTCGCCTCTTTCTTGGCTCGGGCGTTGGTCTGTTGCTTCTCAAGCATCATGTCGCGGGACTTCTGCGACCAACGGTTCACGATAAGCGGCGTTACACCGCGAATCGGAATCTCGATGGTGATCCGCTCCAGGCGTCGCAGCTCGATAACTGGAGCTTCGTTGTTTGCTACCTTGGTAGGCATCGGTGGGCCCTCCTCGAAAGGGTTCGTCGATTCGCAGTGGCTTCGATCCTTAACCGATCGGGGCTACTGCACGCCGACACTTGCGGCGTGGTGGTGAGTGTAGAGGACACAGACGACCGACGCAAGCGCGGGGAAGTCTAGCGGTACCATATAACACTCGCCCTATTTGACCTATATAGACCGTAGAGAAAGTCCCGACTATGTCTATATGGATGTGGTGGGAATTGACTATATGGAATTGGGAAGCGCCAGAGCCGTAGAGCCATTCTAAGCGCCGCAGAGCCCGACCAAGGGTACCACCTTGGAGCCTGGTCAGAGCGCCGTAGACAGCCTGCCAGAGCCTTCTACGGCCAGCCTAGCGGTCAATCGGCCGGGAGGTTTTGTCCGCAGGCGTGCGCAAATAACTAGCAACGGGTTTAGGGCACGGGGGGTGTCCGCCGCGTCGGCACCCTCCCCCCTACCCCTGGCATTTCTCAATTCTATTTGTGTTTATTCGTGCAGTTTCTTTGGTAATTCATATGGCTATATGCCTACCGTCGGGCGGCGAGTCGTGCGCGGTTCTCGGCTTGAGTCTTGATGGCGTGACACCCATGGCACAGTGGCTGGAGGTTGGCCGGCTCGTCGAGGCCACCATCCTCCAGTGGTAGGACGTGGTCTATCTCGATGGCCCTGGCCGAGTGAGTCCCCCGGCAGTGAGCGCATACCCCGATGCCGGCCCTGTTGATGGCCCGCCTCATGAGAGCGCCGGCCCCTTTCGATGGGTGGGCCCTTGATGCCCGCCGCTCATTCTTGGCCCGGCCCTGTTGCTGCAGGTGGGTGGGGCATCGAGCCTCCCCCTGCTTTGCGAGCTGGCTACATCCGGGCTCGATGCACGGGCGTCTCATGGCGCCAGTGTGGTGAGCACCGTGGTGCTCGGCCCGGTGGTCGTGGTGACTATCGAGGTAGCCAACGTGGTCGTGGTGGATGGTGGCTCGGTCGTGGTGGTCGTGGATGGTGCTGTGGTTGTGGTGGCCACGGTAGTTGCCGGCGTTGTCGTGGTGGTAGTGGTGACCGTGGTTGGCCGTGGTGCTGTGGTCGTGGTTGTAGCTCGAGCTGTGGTGGTTGTGGCCTGCGTGGCTATGGGTCGTGGTGCGCTGGTGGATACCTGGCCGATGGATGCGGGCGAGGTGATGGGGCCGAGCGCGATGGTGGTCGATGGTGAGAGCCTGCCGAACGCATCGAGCAGGCCGAGCGATGGCATGACCGTCGTGGTCGTGCTGACCGTGCTGGTGCTAGAGCTCGTGCTTGGCAGGTGGCCCAGCTCGGGCGGTGGCTCGGCTCTAGCGAGGATGAACAGAGCGACGATGGAGACGAGCGCGGCGGTGCCGAGGGTTGCCCCGGATAGTGCTGTGGTGATGGTGGTGGATGGCATAGACCGACCGTAATGGGCGGCGTTGCCTCGCTCGACGGCGGCGGGGATTACTGCTCAGGTGATGACGTCGACAATCCGGAAGATGCCGGTGAAGAGCCGATCGGTGGCGGCCGTGGTGGTCGTGAGCTGCCACGTGTAGGTACCTGGCGTGATGTCGAGATCGCCCGCTCCCCAGGTAATGGTGATGTTCGGGGTGCCGGTTGGCTCGGTACCCGCACCAACGGCACCGGTGATGCCGGCGCTCTTGGTGAGCAGCGCCGCATTGCCGACGGTGCCGATCTTGAGCTCGAAGGTGTAGCCGGCAGAGAAATCGATGAGCGAGCCGTCGTCGTCGAGTAGCCATAGGGCCAGGGATGGCCGCTCGGCGAGCCGTTGGTATCTGATCGTCATAGTGCCGACATCTCTCTCGTGGTCATGGTGCTGCGCTCGTGCGTGGTCATGGTGCTGCGCTCGTGAACGGTTGCCGTGTGGCCAGTGTCGCGTACGGTGATGGTCGCAGGGTTGGGGCCGAACACGAACGCTCCGGCGATGGCATCTATGGCAAGCCCGGTAGCAGTTGCGGCCGTGGGATTGACAACGATGGCTATGGATGGCTCGAGACCTGTGCCGGTGCCTGTTGCCACTTCGGCGATGGCAATGGTTGTGGCGAGTCCCGATGCGGTGGCGTCGAGGCCGGTACCGGTGCCGGTCGCGGTCTCGGCGTTGATGACGATGGCTATGGCAGCATCGACGCCGGCGCCTGTGCCTGTTGCGACCTCGGCGGGTGCTGTTGTGCCCGATGACGTCGAGACCGTGGCATCGAGCCCTGTGCCGGTAGCGGTAGCGGTCTCGGCGTTGACGCCGACCGATACCACACCGTCAACACCTGCGGCTGTCCCGGTGGCGGTGCCAGCGTTGATTCCGACAGCGATGGCGGCGTCGAGCCCTGCGCCGGTGGCCGGAGCGACCTCGGCGGGTGCTGTGGTGGCCGACGAGGTTTGCACCGTGGCGTCGACACCGACACCGGTCCCGGTCGCGGTCTCGGCGTTGACGGTGACACCAACAGCAGCATCCACGCCGGCGCCGGTAGCGGGAGCAACCTCAGCGACAGCGGTAGTCGCTGCTGCGGTGGACACTGTCGCGTTGACAGCGACACCGGTCCCGGTCGCGGTCTCAGCATTAGCTACGATCGAGATCGCAGCGTCGACCCCGGCACCGGTTCCGGTGCTGGTTTCAGCAGCGGAAGCGACCGATATCGCAGCGTCAACACCGGCACCCGTGGCGGGCGCAACCTCTGCGATAGCGGTGGTCGATGCCGCTGTGGAAACGGTGGCATCGACACCGGCCCCGGTACCGGCCGCGGTCTCGGCATTAGCTACGACTGATACCGCCGCGTCAACACCTGCGCCGGTTCCCGTCGCGGTGCCAGCAGGCGCCGTCGTAGCGGATGGATCACTGGCGAGCAGTAGCCACCAGTGCTGGGTGGCCATCGGCTTAGGTCACCGTGCCTTCCGTGGACACGATTTTCCACTCGGTGTCGCCGATGGAGACAATACCGATCGCCGCGCCATCCGACCCGAGGGTTTTCACGGTGGCGGCGTCGTCGAATGTGTCGGCGCCTGCTCTGGTCACGGTGGCGTTGCTGGCGCCGTCTCGGCGAACGATGTAAGAGCGGCCCGTGGCGGCAGCGTTATCGGGCAGAGTCACCGCGACGGTTCCGCCTGAGGTGTCAACAGCCAACACGCCAGGATCGGTGATAGTGAGCGTGTGAGCGGCTGAGACCTCCAATGCGGCCTTGTCGGGGTAGCCGTGGTTGCCCTTGATGATCGTGTCAGCGGCTAGATCGTTGATGACGGCCTCGTCGCTGGTGACGTGCGGGCCGATGATGTTGCCGGTGATGATGGTGCCGGTGACGGCGGCGTCGTTGATGTTGATGGCTCGATCTTGGGTGGGTGTGCCGAGTGTGTCGAAGATCTGGTTTCCGGTGATGATGTTGTCATCGGCCCCGATCCCGGCCGTAGCGAAGTCGTCGATGACGATCCCGTCGTCGTAGGTGCCCGCGCCTTTCCCGTTGTTCCAGATCTGGTTGCCTCGAACGATGTTCCGGGAGCACTCCAGGATTTCGATCCCTGCCTCGTCGTTCTCATAAATCGAGTTGGCTTCGATGATGTTTCGGCTCGAGTCTTGCGCCGGTGACGTGTCCCGGTTGAGTTTGATTCCTGATTCGCCGTTGCCGTGGATCCGGTTGCCGGTGACGATGTTGTCGTCAGCGGCGAGTAGTTGAATACCGCTCAGGTCGGCGCCGGTCACTTCGCAATCTCGGACGGTGTTCCGTTGCGAAAGGGTGCCATCCTTGCCGTCGAACACGATCCCATCGCCCCTCGACAAAATGACTCTGACCCGCTCGACCAGGCAATCATCGCCAGCGTCGAAGTCGAGAGCGTCCGACGTAGAGCGGGCTGTACCGCCCGCCGAAACGGTCATATCTCGAATCGTGATGTGGTCTACGGTCGTGAAGCTGAACGGCTCAGAATCGTTGGCGGCGTTGGTGCTGTTCTGGATCGTGGTCATGTCGACGCCTGCGCCGGCAAGGGTCACGTTCGAGACCGTGTTGAGGGTCCAGTTTTCTGTTCCCATGTCGAACGTGCCGACGTCGAACAGAAGCATGAAGTTGCCCGAAGAGTTCGCCGTTTCGATCGCGTTCAAAACATCGGTTACGAGAGACGACCCGGTGTACGTGGCCGCCGCTTCGTTGTCCTGCCATGCTTCGTAGGTTGCTGCGTTGTTTCGGATGTAGTAGATCTTCGTGAACCGTGAAGCCATGTCTCTCCCTTAGGCGATCGCTGCGAGTATGGCCGTCATTGCCCCACCAGCGGCAGTGTCAATAGTGGCATCGACACCAGCACCCGTGCCGGTTGCGGTCCCGCCGGTGGCGCCAACAGCAGCGGCAGCGTCGATACCGGCGCCCGTGCCGGTCGCGACGACAGCGGTGGCTGTGGTGCCTGCCGCCGCTGCCGGCTTGATGACGATCGTAAAGCCGACGTTCTCTTGAGCTCCCGCAAGCGTCATCGCTCCAGGATCATCAGATGATGCGTTCAGCTCCCGAGCGGAAAGGTGCAGGACTCCGCCGTTACCGCCAGGGTTGACCGAGTTTCGGTGCAGCGAGTAGTTGGCGTCCCACGTGGTGACGACGTCGTTCGAGTCGCTACCACCGACAGAGATGAAGAGGTTATCGTCGGCGCCCCAACCAGCAGTTACCGAGTCGGGGTCGCAGCTTGACCCGTTGGAGGTCGCACCGGCTGAGACGTCGATGTCGGTGGCGATCGTCCCGCCCCAGTCTTGGATCTCCCACACTGCTGCTCGACCGGATTCGACGCCGCTGGTGACGACATCGACCGTGTTCCCGCCCTCTGTCCCGTCTGAGACTTTGGCCCACACCCCGGTTCTGGACTTATTGGCCCAAGCTGCGTATTCCGCTATCTCTGTCCATGTTCCCTGCTGCGTCGGCAACGTCATATCGTCGCCGCCGTCGTCGCAGAAGAACAACAGGATGAGGTTGCCGCTCGTGTGAGTCGAATACAGGTTGATGTCGTGCGAGGTCGTGTCCGTCGCGAAAGATGTGTAAACCGCTGTTCCTACGAGGCTCGGGAACGTCATCGCTCGCGGCGTGTCTGCTTGGGCCCGAGCTGATTACGGCGCGGCCAACGGAAAGACACTGTGATGTCTCGATGGCCCAGGGTGTCGATGTGGCCCGTAGCGGCGACACCTACGGCATGATCTAACCATTCATCGGTGATGACCACCAGACCGGGACCAATGTCGAGCGTCCACTCATCGGCCCCACGGTCGTAGGTGATGGTCCCGGTCAGTGGCGCCCGCTTCGGGCCTCCCAACCCCAGCAAGTCAGGGAAGTCGACCGTGACCGTTATCTCCTGATTGAGAAAAAAGGCCATCGACGCGTTGATTGCCTCGTCGAGGATCCCCTCTAGATTTTCGTAATCGAGGGTTATCACCGTGCCGTCCACGGATCCATGCCACGATGCTGTCGCGTCGTTGTAGGTTATTTGGACTGTCCTAGCCATGGATCAGAGAACCCCGATCGAGCTGTTAGCTGATCGTCACTCAACGTGACTGGCGGGTCAGGTCAGGGTGAGCGTGAAAATACCGGTCGCGGCCCACTGGACCGTGAACGTCCCACCGGTGACACCTTGCGGGCCGCCGAAGTAGTTGTAACAGATCCCCTGGTTGGCGACCGGTGTGGCAATCACCTCGCTGTAGCAAAGGCAACCTTCCACACCGGCAACGGTGGTGTTGCTGCCCGACACGACGTTTGTGCCGTCGTCGTCCCACGTGATCACCGCTGACGCTTTGGTCAGGTCGGGCAACACGATCGCTTCGCCGCCAGTGGCCCAATCGGCCCCGGACGTTTGCTCGTTGCCGACGACCCACTGCCCGACCGCGTAGGCGGTTTGCGCAGCGGCGACGGTGTTGTCCGGTGCCGTGGTCGAGTTGTACAGCGCGCACTTGTAGTCATCCGCTGTGGCCGAGTCGAGGTCGATGGCGGTGGTGCCGTCGAGGATGTCGAGGATCGTCTGAGCGAAAATCCGTGAATTGGTCCAGGCCATTACTCACCCACCTCGTTACCCGCACCGGTCGCGGTCGCTGTACCGGCGGCGACGGTCACGTCTTCACCGTCGACCGCTTCCGTCTCGTCGACCTCTTCGACCTCTTCGGTCTCGGGTGTGTCTGGTTCCATCAGGGTTGCCTTTCGTCAGGGTGAGAAGCGCCAACAGCGGTCGGAGCGAAAACAACGGTGTCGTTCGTATCATCCCACCGTTCGGTGCGGACAGCCGAGATTGCCCGCCCGTCGACATCGTGAGTGACACCATGCTCTGTCCCGACCCAGTCTTCCCGTTCGACTGGTAGATGCCGGACCCGTACCGGGTTGAGCCGGTCGGTGTGCTCCACATACGGCACCGAAAGACCGGCCTGGCCTGGGCAGTCGTGCATCGGGGTGTGCACCCCAGCCAATTTGGTGACGTGGGTGGCCGGGCACGACGGGCAAACCCAATGACGGGTCGGGTCGAGAATCGTGGTAGCCACGCCCGACATCATATGCCATGGCCGCTACTGGCCGGTGAGACGCTGAGCCTCTTCCCAGAGCCCGACAAAGCGACGGCCAACGTCGGCCAGCCCATCGATGTCGGCCTCACGGTCGGCAACGTCCTGCTGGCATTCCTCCAGGTCGGCCGTCAGCTGGCGAATGTCGGCGTTGCGGCCATCGAGAATCTCGACCGAGCCGGCCAGGGTGAGACGACCGAAATCGCCGTCGATGCCGTCGCCGTTCGGCCCGGAGTCGCCGAGGTCGGCGCCGTTGGCGACAAGAGCTCGTTGCCATTGCTCGATGAAGCTGGATCGATCGGGCACGGTGGTGTTTCCTTCCACGTGAGGGATGAGCTGGCGGATGTTTCCGGGGTCCCAGTGCGTGTTCTCCGGCACGTGTTGGTGGCCGACGATGCCGGCGACCTCCTGCCACTGGCGATTGGTGAGCCGGGCGACACCGTTGCGGCCGTAGCCAGACTGCCCGACGAACGGGTAGGGGAACCGCCGCAAGATGCCGTGGCGGTTGCATATCGTCTTCACCCACTCGCCGAGCTGGCGATACCACTGGTCGGGGTAACCCTCGGTGCCGGTGCGGCCGATGGTGGCAGCAAACCCGACAATCTCGAGCTGATAGACACTGCCTCGGTTGTTGGTTTCGACACCGCCGGACAGGTTGCGCAGCGAGCGAGCGGGTCCGGATGGGTCGACGAGCTCCTCGAACTCACCGGTTGCGGGGTCGCCGAGCCAGTGCGACATCGAGTTGTTGGCGAACAGGGTGCGGCGGGCGCCGGCGAACGTCGAGCCCTCGGTCGAGTGGAGAACGAGAACGCTCATCCGCGCCCTGGCCGCCAGCGCGACGGGCGCACGATCTTGGCTCCCGCGGCTTTGTCGGCCTTGCGTTGAGCGGCCCTCTCAGCGGCGGCTTTCTCCTCGGCCGCCCGGGTGGCGAGCCGTTCCTGTCGTGCGGCCTCCTGCGAGGCGGTCGAATTGTCGGAGTCGTGGTATCGGGTCATGGTTTCCTTTTGTCGGTTTCGTGGTCACAGTTGGTGCAGACCCACGCGCACGGTTGCCACGTTCCGCCGATCCATGCCATGGCAGTGGGGAACGGGCGCGGGTCGGCACAGCAGGGGGGGAAGACTCGGCAGGGTTCAGCGGCAATCACTCTGGTTCATCCCCTGCATAGTCGGCGTTATCCATCGTTCTCGCTCCGAGATCCATCCTTCTGGCCTTGGCATGAACACACATGCGAACGAGCAGGTCCCCAGCAGCAGCCTGCAGCTCGACCACAACCGGATGCAAAGCGTCCCAGGCAGCGTCCCGAGCAGCGGCCCCAGGCAGCGTCCCAGCAGCGGCCCAGGCAGCGTCCCAGGCAACGGCCCCAGCAGCGTCCCCAGCAGCGGCCCCAGCAGCGGCCCAGGCAGCGTCCCCAG